AAAGAAAGCTTAAAATGGTTGTTATAAATACTTATATATATGGCGGTAAAACATGACTGATAAATCATTTCAAGAATTAAAGAATAGATCACTTTTTGCCAGACTTAAACGTCTGTTTAGCAATGACGTAATTGTTAGAAACGTTGGCGGTAAGAAGTTGAAGGTTATAGATACTGATGAAATTCAGTATGCAACTGATCGTAATAGTCTAAGAGATCGTTTCAATCGTCTCAGAACTACGGCATATAATTCGTATACCCGCGACTTTAATCTATCATATCAAAGCAGTCGTATAGAATTATTTCGTGATTATGATACAATGGATATGGATCCAATCCTTTCATCCGCACTTGACATTTATGCAGACGAATGTACTAGTAAAAATGAATTGGGTGATATCATTTCAGTAAAATCATCAAATGATGATATCAAACAAATATTAAACAATTTGTTTTATGATATCTTGAATATTGAATTCAATCTTTGGAGTTGGACTCGTAGTTTAGCAAAGTATGGTGATTTTTATTTGAGATTACATATTAGTCCAGAATATGGTGTATACATGGTTGAACCTCTCAGTTCATATTATGTAACTCGTTTAGAAAATACACATTTAGAAAACAAGAATTTCGTTAAGTTCCAAGTCAATCTTCCATACGGAAACAAAATGGAAGATTTAGAAAATTATCAAATTGCACATTTTCGTTTGTTAAGCGATAGCAATTTTTTACCATATGGTAAGAGTATGTTGGAAGGTGCTCGTCGTGTATGGAAACAATTAAGTTTGATGGAAGACGCAATGTTGATTCATCGTATTATGCGTGCTCCTGAAAAGAGAATTTTCAAGGTAGATATTGGTAATATTCCACCAAATGAGGTTGATAATCATATGGAACGTATCATCGCACAGATGAAAAAGACTCCATATTTGGATCAAGCTACCGGCGATTACAATCTTCGTTTCAATCTACAAAACATGGTAGAAGACTTTTTCTTGCCAGTTCGTGGTGGTGATAGTGGTACCGATATTAGCAATTTACCAGGTCTTGAATGGACTGGAACAGACGATATCGAATATCTACGTAACAAGTTGATGGCAGCACTCAAAATTCCAAAAGCATTTTTGGGATACGACGAAAGTTTAAGTGGTAAAGCTACATTGGCAGCTGAAGATATCCGTTTTGCTCGTACAATTCAACGTGTTCAACGTATTATTGTTAGTGAATTGAACAAGATTGCTGTTATTCATTTATATTCTCAAGGATATCGTGACGAATCACTTGTTGACTTTACATTAGAATTGACAAATCCATCTACAATCTTTGAAAAAGAAAAGATTGATGTTTGGAAGAGTAAGGTTGAAGTTAGTAAGGACATGCAAGAACAAAAGTTGTTCAGTAAGAAGTGGATTTATGACAACGTATTCAGTATGTCTGATCAAGACATGATTAATCTACAAAAGCAACTTATTGATGATGCTAAAGCAACATATAGATTTAAACAAATTGAAGAAGAAGGAAATGATCCAGCCTTGAATTTCTTGAAATCAAAGGGTGAAGAAACTGATGGAGGTACTGGTGGAGGCGCTGAAGCCAGTGGCGGCGGCGCAGAAGCCGATACATCATCCGCTGGTGGTGCTGAAGCCGGTGGCGGCGGTGCAGAAGCCGATACATCGTCCGCTGGTGCGCCAGCGGGTGGCACTCCTCCAATCACAGAAAAGAAAAGAGATCAAACCGGTAGAAAAGATGCTAGCAAATATCCATTTGGAGAAGACCCACTAGGCACTTTAGAAAATAATAGAGATAGTGATTTATCACCAACATACAAGTACAAAAATAAATCTCCATTGTCTATGGAATCTATATCATCTCTAGTTAAAGCATTCAATAGTCACAAAGATATTTTAAAGGAATCTCAAAATAAACCCTCGTTCATGGACGAAAACAACATAAAAGAATAAAGAATAGTATAAATAGTGATTATTTTTAAATTCTATTTATATTTATATTTAATTGGAACTTATGCATAAGAAAGCGAAACATTCAAAGTTTAAGAATAGCGGTATTCTATTCGAACTACTTACCAGACAAATAACGTCTGATATTCTTGCCGGCCGTGATGAATCATTCACGAAAAATCTAATGTTCAGATATTTCAACGAATCAAAAGAACTTGGCAGGGAGTTCCAATTATACAACTTCGTATCATCACAGTCCTCTAAAAATCCTCAAACCGCAGAACGAATTCTTGCTGTGGTTTTGCAAACACGTTCCAAAATTGATGCACATAAGTTGAATAAACAAAAATATAACTTGGTTAAAGAAATCAAGGAACAATACAACATCGATGAATTCTTGAAGAATAAGATTCCAAATTATAAATTGCATGCATCGGTTTATAAATTATTTGAGAATCAGAATTTAAATGAAGTTAAGTTTGGAGTAGAAGAATTGGTAGAAGCAAGAGAATGTGTCATTGAAAGTTTAACTAAGGATAAAAAGAGTGATTTACAACCACTAGACATCTATGATAGTCAACCAGCTGAAGTTAGATTGTTAGCGTATAAGTTCCTAATTGAAAGCTTCAATAAAAAATATAGTAACTTGTTACCAGATCAAAAGCGTTTGTTGAAAGAATATATTACAAACGTATCTAATACTAACAAATTCACCGAGTTTGTAAATATAGAATACAAGAGGGTTTCTGAGATTTTGAAGGAGTATATTTCATCAATCAATAATAACGAGGTTATTAAGATTAAATTGAATGAAACTATAACTCAACTTTCAAGTAAAAACGTTGTAGGATTGGTTAAAGAAAATCAACTTACATCTCTTTTGACCGCATACGAATTGGTCGAAGAATTGAAAAAAATTCAAAATGAAAAAACTGCTTAAAGAATCGGGTGATCCATTTAGAGACATTGTAAAAAAATACGCTCAATATTACAGAGATAGCGAAATGTCTCGTATTTCTAAACAAGATTACAATGCGTGGTTGCAATCACACGCAGACAAAATTTCACCATCTACCCGTGAAAAAATAAAAAAGCAGGTAGATACCCAATTAAAGAAGAAGAATGAAGCTAGCACTACAGCCGGTGTTCCTGGTGTAATGACACCATTTGCATTTAGTTCCAATAAAAAATCTACTGGTAATGTTCGTGCTGCTACACAATTCGGATATAAATTGGCAAAACCTGTTAAAAACAATACTGGTTATGCTTTGGAAAATCAAATGTATAGTGGACCAGCATATGCTACTCCAGCTCAAAACATTGAGCCGATAGATACATACACAGATTCAAATGGGTTAGTACAACACGGAGATCCAGAACTAGATCCGGCATTGGCTGGTCATGAACAAGGAATGTTGCCTGTAACAGAACACGCAATTAGACTTGTTAGACAAATGCGTAAAGAGGGAATTGGTGGTTTATTGTATAAGTTAAAGAATGAGGCTGATCAACAATCACCAGCACCAGCACCAGCACCAGCACCAGCACCAGCACCAGCACAACCTGCTGTTCCAACTCAACCAGTTCCAACAACACCTAAAGCTCCTGTTGATGTCAATCTTCAATCTTACGATATTCAACCAGATTTTACTGCTTTTGATTCTAAGTTGAAAAATAGTACTGAACAATTAAAGACTGATCTTCAAAAGAAGATTCAAGATTCAATTTTAGATAAAAAGATTGTGGTTCGTGCTAGTAAGGGATATAAACAACCTGAGGCCGATTATACGATTAATGTAACTGGCGTACAAATCGACTATTATTATGATCGTTATGTTATTGTAATTATGGGTCGTGAAGAGAGTAAACAAAAAACTGCTAAATTCTTTGTTAAACCAGGATTTAAGATCAAAATTTTAGGAAGTGCGGATGTCAAACCTAAAGATCAATATCAAATAGCTAAATCTAAAGCATTGGTTGATCCGAATAAACAAACCGCAACTCAATCCGCAAATAGTGTGACATCCGAAGAACCACCTGCAACTGGACAAACCGCTGGTGAAAAACCACCACAATCTCAACCTACAGCTTAATATGAAACAAATTCTAATCGACGTATTACCTTTTGAATTTAAAAGAACATCACTAACCGAATCATTGAAAGATGGCAAACTCCTTGTTAATGGAGTTTTGCAACGTGCTGATGCAAAGAACCAAAATGGACGTGTTTATCCAGAAGATATTTTGAAACGTGAAGCTAACAAATATATGGATAACTTTGTAAAACAACGTCGTGCTATGGGTGAATTGGATCACCCAGAAAGTAGCGTTGTTAACTTAAAGAACGTTAGTCATAATATCGTAGATATGGGTTGGGATGGTAAAGATTTAGTGGGTACTGTAGAAATTCTTCCTACACCAAGTGGTAATATTTTAAGAGATTTACTACAATCAGGTATTCTTTTGGGTATCAGTAGTCGTGGTCTTGGTAGTGTAAAAAAAGACATGCGTGAAAATGCGGATGTTGTACAAGACGATTTTGATTTAATTGCATTCGACTTTGTAAGCAATCCAAGTACACAAGGCGCATTCATGTATCCACAAGGAAAGATCAATGAAAGTATTGATCAAAAAATAATAATCAATCCATATAGCAATGTAGAAAGATTAATTCACAATATTCTTTCTGAATTGTAAGTTCAAACAATATTTATATTCATATGATCAAGCTAAAACATTTAGTAGAAAACTCCACAGAAGTTGCTTATTCCGCTTTAACAAAAGAGGAGAAAAAGAAGTTATATGAAACAATCAAAGCTTACAATGAATATCGTGGTTCATTAAAGGCATCATCTATCTATGAAACCGCAACCAAAATTATGGAAGCTGTTAATCTAGCCGAACGTTATGCAATTAAAGAATGTAACGAATGGATGGAAGCCAAGATGATCGAACGTGACATGAAGGATGTAAAGAAGATGGCTGGTAAACTATACGAAGAAGCACACAAGATCAAAGGTGTTGAAAAACAACTTGAGATGTTGTACGAAGAAATTGGTTTGAAGTTGGAACGTTATTTTGAAATTGCAGATCCAATTACAGAAGCACCACAATCTTATCAAGTACAAGGTAGACCAGACTCAGTAAGTATCGCTTCTTCAAGAGATATCGATCAAACCAATTAAAATATTCTAGTTGGAATACTATCAATATATTCAATTAATTTATTGAAGGTTTCAAATACGTAACGGCGGGATGTTTCCAAAACATACCCGTCTTCTTCTTTATAGATTTTAATAGTTTGTTTGTGGTCTTCTAGTTCTAGACTTGGGATTTCTACTTCACATGATAGATCATAGTCATCATCCATCTTAAAACCCATATGTCCTAACGTATCAATTTCATTAAATGACCAACCATTTGGATTGTCTATGTCAGCAATTTTATATTTTTGAATTTCTTCAAGTTCATTATTCACGAAGTTTTTCATCTTAATAGAAGTAGGCTTATAATTAAAATTATCATTGTTTCTAAGCTGTTTTAAGAATTTAATATTACTTTTATTAAGTTCCATGTGTTTGCTGAAATTTGGGTTGTAATTATAGGCCATATGAGTTAATTCTATCTATAAAATCGGCTAAGATTTTTGTTTTTTGTGTTCCGCCATCTTCGTCGAATATGCTGCTCAAAGTATAAAATACTTTATCTTTTGGTTCGTCGGAATCATCGGATAGTATTCTAACGAAACAAGCGTAGTTATAAAATCCTTTGTTTTGATTATTGGTCAATTTCTTGAACACAAACTTTTTGGTAGAATCGTTACTTTGTACTTCAGCTGAAACTTCTTTGGTACTTCTTTTATGAACAAAGTTTGTTTTTCCAAATCCAGCAAAGCCACTTTGTTTTGATTGAAATGTTAACAATTCTTTTTCATCAAATGGAACCCCAACGTTTTCTCTCAAAACTTGATCGAAAGGTTTGTCAGTAATTTCTTTTGCTTTACTTAGTGTATATTCAGAACCCTGCGATTCATAGTCTTCTTTTAATTTTTTAATGATTTCTTTTACTTTTGTGAAATCTTTTACACTACTTGGTTTAATTGTATGAGCCATTTTACGTACTTGTGAAGATACTTTACTTGGTTTAACATCACCTTTTTGGAAGGCTCTTACGAGTCTGAATAGTCTTGCTTGCTTTTCACTTTGTGCTGGCATATACAATAAATATCATTTTTTTTAACATCTTACGATTTTTAATTATATTTATTTATCAAATACATCAATCATTTGATGTCACATCTAAATTAAATCTTCTTTGGAGTTCTTCAATAACTTCACCAAAAAAACAATAAGAAAGGATAGTAATATTATATGAGCGATCTATTAAAGGAAAGTATCGCAGACGCAAAGGCTGTTCGTGAAACAGCAATTGCCAATGCAAAGACCTTTCTTGAGGAAAATTTTGCTAAGAGCATGAAAGAAATGTTCGCAGAAAAACTCAAGGAAGATATGACAGACGAACCATCTGATGAAGACCAAGTTGACGAAAACTTGTCAACTTCAAAGATTGGTGGAGAAAAGGGAAATGTAGCTTCTAAGCAACATCCTGTAAAGCCATCATCATCAGCTGACAAGACCACAACTGCGGCCGGCAAACAAGAATTCGACGCAAAGTTGGAAGAAGAAACCAGTATGGACGACGAATCAGTAACCAGCGAAGAACTAGATGAAATTCTAGCTGAACTTGAAGGTGAAGTCGTTAGTGAAGAAATGGTAGAAGACGGCGAGGTAATGGGTTCTGAATCAGATTCTGATGGTGAAGAAGTAAATCTTGATGAACTTCTAGCTGAATTGGAAATGGAAGAACAAAACGTTGATCCAATGGCCGTTGCACCTCCAGCAGCACCAGTTGCGCCAGTTGATCCAATGGCTGCTGTTCCAGCACCAGCTGTTCCAGCAGCTCCAGTTCCTGGCCAAGTTCCATCACCATCTGAAGGTGAAGTAACCTACGAAGAAATGGCAGAAGCTCTAGTAGCTATCAATGAAGAAAACGAAGCATTAAAGAACCAATTGAGTGAACACATAAACACCGTCAAGTATTTGAAGGGTGTGCTCGCAGAAACCAATTTGTTAAATGCTAAGTTGCTATACACCAACAAGTTGTTCAAAGGTAAGTCTCTTACCGAAGATCATAAGTTGAAGATCATTAACACTTTCGACTTGACCAGAAACATCCGTGAAGTCAAGTTGGCATATACCGTTTTAGCCGAATCATTTAATTCCGGTGGATCAGTTGTCAAAAAGAAGACCAATGCAACTGTAAGTACTATCACCGAAGGTTTGGCAAGCAAACCAGTATCATCAACTAAGCCAGTGTCTACTATTGTAGAACCACACGCTGACGAGATGACTTCAAGATTCCAAAAACTCGCAGGAATCAAGAAGTAAAATTAGTTTGCGAGTAAAAACCTAACAATAATAAAGAAAGAAACAAAAATATGAGTATCGACGTAAAGAGTCTACTAACAAATAATATGAATCCACAGGCTAAGCTAATGGCTGAAACCCGTGGACTACAATCCAAGTGGGAAAAGACAGGTCTTCTTGAAGGCGTAAATGGCGTTGAAAAAGCGCACATGTCAATCCTATTGGAAAATCAAGCAAAGCAACTACTAGATGAAGCTTCTTCAACTGGTACATCAACCAGTTCAGAACAATGGGCCGGTGTTGCTCTACCATTGGTTCGCCGTGTATTCGCTGAAATTGCTGCAAAGGAATTCGTCAGCGTACAACCAATGAATCTACCATCCGGTCTAGTGTTCTATCTAGACTTCAAGTATGGTTCTGGTAATCATTTG